GTGCTTCAGCTTCCATTGTACTCACATGACGAGATGTCTAAATCATGATCTATGTAGGATTGGGAAACCGTTTCACATTCATTCCGGTTATTATTTGCATTGCGCTGCCATAGGGAAGCGTGTATTGCATTCTAATTCAAGGATTTTTGTGCGAGGCCTGCATAGTGTGTCACTACCAAAGGAAATACGCCAAGATTAGTAACGTATTTGTAGCGATGGGACCTTGTGTCGTCATTAAGATGTGTGAGTTGCCACGATGTATTGTGGCATAACGGTGGATTCATTGGAGGCGGGGACCCCCTTAGATGGGTGTTTGTGCAGGGCTCACCTGGCTGATGTACTGTTCTTAAAGTATACAATTTCATGAGCACACAAAATAGTAATACCTTACCAAATTCGGCGGACTCTTGCCGTGCAAAAGAGCAAACAACGTTGAATGGGGAGATCGGACACATACGCACTCCTCATTTAAACAGATCGCGTGGAGCCAAGTCCCCTGCTCCACGATCACCATCCCGCAAGACGTGTCACGGATGTGGTTCCCCAGACCACCTAATCCGATCTTGCCCGATCAAACAACGGGGCGGACAACGCAAACGAACTGCAGGCAACAAGAAACTCTCACAGGTTGCGAAAGGATTGTCCGATATGGATTCCGCACTCGTCGGGGAACGAGATGCATTACGCGAGATTCAAATGGAAAGGAAAGAACTGTTACAATCAGTTGTACAGGAGGTATCGACCGGCCATATGACTTCAGACAAGGCTTTGGAAGTGTTGTCTGGGGAATTGGGCCAGAACCTACCGATCCATACTCCGCCACAGATGTTACAACCACCAGATTTACCTGGCGCATCTGATTGGCCGAATGTTGAAATACCGCAGGAATTTCCGTGCTCTGGCGTGAAGCCACAAGAAAACCCTATTGTTCCTAGTTCCCCTACGGAGCCACCTAAAACTAACGATCCCGACGCAGAACATATCACCGATTTATTGGAGAAATGTATCGTGCCTGGTTGGTTTTCACCTGGGTGGTCCGTAACTTGGAATGAGGGTAAGAAGATGACATTCTGGAAGAGTGTTAAATATACATTATATCAAGTCATATCGTATTTTATGATTGCCTTTTTCGGTACCATGCTATTCTATATTGTCGATAAAAAGACAGATGGATTTCTTGGTTACTGTTTGGGGTGGTTATCTTATGTGTTTATGTGGAGATCAATGCTCAAAGGTATGTTGTCATCTTTAATTATGGGAAGTATTTTATATTCCGTCTACTCGGCTAGTGACTCTAATGTGGCAAAGAGACAATTTTTATTGCGTTCTTTGCTGTATGGTGCCGTTAGTTGGGTGAGTGGTAACTTATTGGACTGGACTGCCACCTTTTTGAACCAGGATCCGAATGTAGGCTATCTGATGATCATTATTTCCTTCTTGATTGTTAGAAATTTTGGTGTAACTTATCACACATACACCATATTAGCCCACTATAGAATGAAGAAACCACCGATGGATATGCGTATTGATTTGCATAAGAACACACCTAAATTACACGACGATCCAGTTGTGTTTAAATGTTCAGTGACCAACACGAACGGGTTCTATTCGCATACTACTACGATGTACGTATCCCTTGAATTATTAAGCCAGTGTTCTACGATGGCTCAACATTCTCTGCTTAGCGACGATCAGACCGCGGCAGAGAGAATCTCGTTCATGGCCAGAAGTATTGGTTCAATTAATTTGCACCGATATTTTTGGTTGGGTTCGAGAGGTCAAGAGCTTGTCCAGAACACAGCCGCTTTCAGTTATGGTCTCTATCAATTTAGACGACAACGATTGGAAGAGGTGCCTTTTTGGCGGCCCCAGTGAGGAAAATGCGCCGTCTAGTGAAATGGGGTTATAAGGTTGGTGAAGTAGCTACAAAAGATGAAGCTAAGATTGACCCAAAAGCTGATTTGATGATTCAGGTGACTAGTTTACCTGATCCAACAAAAAGAACAGCAATGGGTGTAAGTCTTGGTTGTCATGTAAAAGGAGCTTGTATGCTACAAACTGACCCTGATGACCTTGTTTCGCTAGCCACTGGGGTGATGGCACGTGCGGGAGCCAAATGTCCGGATCCTAAGGAGGGCATTTGGGGGGACCTGAAGAAATTCGTTATTGATTTTTGTGAAACTAATCTGCAACCTCTCCCTGCAGATACGGATGTTTCAGTGGAACGTTGGCTGGAACAGTGCAAATCATATACGGATGCTAGGAGGAAAGAACTATTAACAAAGTATCATGCTGTGTTAAATAGATTCGACAGGCGGAAATATGGACGCGTTAAAGCTTTTACTAAGGATGAAACTTACGAGGTAACACTCGATAAGGATGGTAGCTGGTTACATAAACTACCAAGAGGAATATATTCTCGAACTGATGAATTTAAGTGCTTCACTGGGCCTTTTTTTAAGGCAATTGAACAGGAAGTCTTTAAATTACATTGGTTTATTAAGAAGATCCCAGTTAGAGAGCGACCTGCCTATATTATGGAGAAAGTTTTGCAAATAGGCGCCAAAATATCTTGTACCGATTATACCTCTTTTGAGGCCCACTTTCGTAAGAAACTCATGGAATCGGTAGAAATACCCATGTACAAGTATATGACGCAAAACTTGCCTGCAAAGCATGAGTTCTGGAAGTGGTTGGAATGGATTACTGGTGATCAGGAAATTTATTATAAATTCCTGAAAATCAGTCTTGAAGCGACACGGATGAGTGGAGAAATGTGCACATCCCTTGGAAATGGGTTTTCGAATTTGATGTTTATGCTCTTTGTAATGAAGATGTGTAACATTGAACCGGAAATCAATGGAAAAGGGTTTGTTGAAGGTGATGATGGTTTATTCTCATATTTTGGGAATTTACTGGCCCAATTGTTTTTGGATTTGGGGTTGAATATTAAGTTGGAAGAAGTTGAATCGTTAAACGAGGCTTCTTTTTGTGGCTTGATTTTTGACACTGAGGACATGAACAACATCACAAATCCCATCCCTGCAATACTAGATTTTGGCTGGACCAGCCGAAGGCATGTATCAGTTAGTCCCAAACGTCATAAAGAAATGCTTAGAGCGAAGAGTTTGTCCATGTGGCACCAATACCCTGGGTGCCCTTTACTCTCTTCTCTTGCATTGTACGGGCTTAGAGTTACATCAGGTATCACAATTCGTGTGAACAAGATGTACATGAACGAATGGCAAAAAGACCAACTGTTAGCTGCAATCGAATATGCCGAAAAACATGGTATATCGCCCACTCCAATTGGAATGAATACAAGGCACCTTGTTCATAAAATGTTTAAAATTACTATTGAAGATCAACAGAGTATTGAAAAATACTTGGATTCGCTAGAAAAATTACAACCTATAGCGTGTGATATTCTGGATGCTTACATACCCCATGGATATAAGATGGATTATTATAATTACGTGCGAGAGACTGATGTCTTGAGCAAGTATCGTGATTATCCGTTTTTAGACATTGATTGTAAAGGACATCGAGATCCGGTTAAATATTTTGAAGAACGGCCTAAATTCCAAGACCATATAACATTTCGTATGCGTGGCAAGAGCCACGGGGTGACAGCCTCCCCACTTGTTGGGTATTCGGGGGCATCGGTACAGTCTCAACCGATTGAATGAGACAACCTCTAGAGCTAAGCTCTCCTCTTAGTGCCTTGGAAACCGTGCGCGGACCAAGCAACTCTAGGG